ATAGAACGGCACCTTGCGCGGCTTCTTGCCCGGGACCGGGATGCTGCGCCAGACCAGCCAGCGCAACGCCTCGCGCATCTCGAAGGGCAGATCGTCCGCTTGATCGAGCACTGCGCTCACGCGGCGGCGCCGATGCGCGCGAGCGCAGTGAGTACGTCACCAGCCAGCGGACACTCGATGGCCCAGAGTCGAAACCAAACCTCACCCTCTCCGTCTTTGAGGCAGCGTATTGCCTCAGCCTCGTCCATGTCCGCCATCCTGGCCATCTCTTTATATGCTTCCAACAGCTCTTCGCCAGACGGAAGATCGTCGTCTTCGACTTCCCAGTTCATGCGGTGGCCCCCGATTGCCCGTACTCAAAACGAGCGCTGCGGGCGGCGTTGACGGCGCCAATGGACATATCGAGCCGGTCAAAAAGCTCAATCTTCAGTGCCCCGTCTTCTTCGATATAGATTGCTCGAAGCTCAACTGTTAGCCCATGGTCATAACGATCATCGCGGCGGCCATACTTGTTTGAGAAATATTTGGCATCAGCACGGCAAAGAGCCTCGTTACGCTCCCAATGATGTTCAAAAAATCCTTCATCCACCTCGTCCGGCCAATATCCACTCTCACGGAGGATATTCGGAAGACCACGGTCCTCGTCGAACTTCGATTCGTATACGAATTCGGCGAAACAGGAAAGCCTACCGATGTGGGCACTCCGCCATCCCGTAAACATCGTGACGTGGCAATTTTCCCCGTAATCTTTAAGGCGTGGAGGGCCGACAATTAGGAAGCATGGGCAGCTCGTGTGCTGTGCCATAAGAAAGCACTTGGCTTTTTCTTCGGGCGTCGCCTCCTGCCCCTTAATCTCGATCCAAACGCGATATTTCGGGAGCCAGAAGTCCGGCAGGTATCGGGTTCCATCGGGCAACTCGAAGCCCTCCGGCTCGTAGTCCCATTCGACGCCAAGCGCATCAAAGAACACGGCCCAGCGTGCTTCGAGTCGAGACCTAAAATTGCAGCCCTTGTACTGAGTCTGGATGGCCTTAATCATCACGCAGCCCTCGGCCCAGTCGGCGCCGGGTTGGACACCGCAGGCAATGGCCGCACATCAGGCCAGCTCACCTGATACTCGTCACCCATGGGCACGACCGCGAACTGCACCTTGCGCGCGATCAGGGTGGCAATCAGGTCGATGGCCCCGGTGTGGGTGCAGAGGCGGGAGTTCACTTCCCACTCGCCAGTGCAGCGAGCCGCTGCAGGTCAGCTACCAGCGCGGGAATCGCGGCCATGGCTTGCGCTTGCAGATTGGTGGCATCCTGCAGGTGTCGTGCGGCCCAGAACATCGCCGGCGTGTTGTCGCTGAACTCGGCCATGTACTTCTCGATCAGGCTCGAATCCAGATTGCGTTCGCCAGCCAACATGGCCGACAGGTTCGAGGGCTGCACGTCAATTGCCGACGCCACCCGCCCTAGCCCACGCTGATACACACACGAGGCGAAACACTCGCGCATGTCACGATAGCGCTGCGCCAGGCCTGGCTCGAACGTAAGGTTCAGTTGTTGCATTTCCCCACCCCTGATATTTCGTGATTGCGCGTGTTATCGGCGTTTATCGGCCGTTGCTTATAAAAATGGCCGCTCACAAGGAGCAGCCAATGTTTTCAATCAGTAGGACATTTCGCGGGACCGCGCTTCGAGTTGCAGCTCCCGCAGACGGGCACCACAACCAACGGCATCGAATAGTCGCGATGGTCATAGCAGTACGCGTTACGGCCGCAATCCACGCAAGCAATATCGCCCGCGCTCAAACTGGGAAGCAGCCCGATCGCTACCGCAGCGCGGACGTAATTAACCGCCATCCGTTGCCAATACTTGTGCCCTGCACTTCGAATGCCCCAGTCCGGGTTCCGCAAGCGACGCGTTTCCACAGCCCGCTTTGCGGCATCGGATCGCTTCAGGAACAGCGCGTTGCTGTCCATCTAGCAAGCCTCTACCGCTTCGGCCATAGCTACCAATTTGGCCCCCAGCTCGAAGCTGGTGCCGCCTCCGTGTCGGATACGATTGATCGTCGACTGGTTCGAATCGACAGCCGCGGCGATAACGACCTCCGACATGCCAGCGGCGCGGAGGATTTCGATGGCTTCTGATGGGGTCATGGCTAGTGATTATGCACAATTGCATAGCTTGGTCAATGCATCTTTGCATTCGACCCGACAGGCGGTCAGGCGTCAGTATTCAGAAATGGATTACCTGAAGAAAAACGTGATGTACTTTGCGTTACGCTCCGGCCTGGAAACCCAGTCAGCTATCGGGGATGCGGCCGGCTTGAGCCAATCCCAGATCAGTCGGGTGTTGTCGGGGACCACGGGTAAGGTGGATTGGAAGGTGGTGCGCACCCTGGCGCGCCGCTTTGGGGTCAGCATGGACGACCTGACCAGCCGGGACATTGAACTGGAAGGCAAGTCCGGCGTGTCTCAGGAGCCCGGACTCGACCTGGATAAGCTGGGGCACGCATTGACCGGTATAGAAAAAGCACTAAAGGACGACGTAATCTCAGGAAAATGGGGCCAACTTGCTGGTTCCGTTGCCTACGCCTACGAGCTTGCTGAGGATTTCCCCCGGAAGATGACACCGCGGGTTCGAGGTCACTACGACCACGACCTACAATCGCACTTGCATGGGGAGAACGCTCGTGGAAAGAAAAAAAATGATGGAGGCCCTTCTGCAAAGGGCTAGGGCGGAAATAGCGCAGCTCCGCGAAAAGGGCACAAGACTGGGAGTCGTTCGGGATGATGGGAAAATTGATTATGTTTACGATGAATCCAAGCCGCCTGACAGCGATTGCGATCGTGGTCACACTTGCGAGCTGCTCGCCTTCCCCACCGCCAAGCGAAAGCCTGGCTCTACCATCTGAATCGGCCGCCGCAACGCCGGTCTACCATGCGGACGTACAGTCCTTCACCTGCAGGCCCAGTCATGGCGGCGTACGTGCTGCCGTGACCATCCGGAATAGCGGAGGGAACACCATTCCCTTCGCTAAGGCCTACTTCAAGATCGGCAGCGAGAACGTGGATACCTATTTCTCGCCTTCTACCATCCCCGCGCAATCGCTGGCCAGCGCTGACCGCATGGTCAAAACGTCTAGCGCCTGCCAGCTCGTCGCGATCCAAGACGGGCAAGGTAATACCGTACAGATTCACCAGTAACGGTATGTAGCACTTAACACTACCGTTCGTCGGCTTGTTTCGATTGATATGCATTTGTGCATTGACCTCATAATGCACTTGTGCATAATGGCTCCACGGTCACCAAGACCGCCGGAGCCAGAACATGCACACGAACCAGAACACGAACACGCCCTACCCCGAACGCGACACCGTCGCCGATGCGCCTCTGGTCGTCGAGCCGATCACAGAGTTTGCCGAGCGCGTGTGGCATGGCCCCCGCTCCTTCGATTTCTTCCTGCGCTGGACCGAAGCCTACCGCGTCCGTGAGGCCATGAACCTGGCCGCTGCGTGGCGCGACGTTCGCCCGGTGTCGGTCGGCCCGATCGGTTCGAGGTTCGACTGATGAGCGCGACCAACAACTACGACCCATTCAACGAGGCATTCCGCCGCATCTTCGGCGTGAACCTGATGCCCGTCATCACACCGCCCACGCGCCCCGACGACCTCGACGTGATCCACATGGACAACGACGCGATCGAGGAAGTCCGCGATAGCGCAGAGCGCGAAGAGAACGCCGGCCGTACGCCGCGAATGGATTACGGGCCCAAGCATGAGGAGTTGCCATGAACACTGCTGATATCCCTCGCAAGCATAACCGCCGCGCTGCGGATCGCTATCCGCTGACCTCGCGCATTCACTGGCGCCTGATGGCCTGGATGGACCGCCACATCGGTGGCGTGGTCGGGACGTTGTTCATGACGTTCTTCTGGGCCTTGCTCGCATTCTGCCTGCTGAGTCCGCAGCCGTGAGTGCCGAGCCGTTGCGACTCACTCCGCTGGAGCAGCACGTCGACACGTTGCTGCGCTTCGAGAACTTCGAGCGCTACAGCGCGCAGTCCGCTCGGACGAGCGTTGCGCTGCTCGGCACCCTGCCGGCTCGCGACCGACAGCAATACGACCACGGCGGCGCACGCGCCGTCATTCCCTACGAACTGAGGAGAGGCGAATGAACGCAATAGACCAAGCGGCCGAGAGAGTCATCGGCTTGAAGCTGCAAGAGAACCAGGCGAAAGCCGCGCGCATCGAAGCCGAGCAGGCGCTAATCAAGCTGGTCGGCGTCAAGGCCGAAGGCAGCAGCACGCACAAGGGCGAGCGCTACAAGGTCATGACCACCGGGACCATGTACCGCAAGGTCGACGAGGCCGCGCTGGGTGCCGTGCGCGAGAAGTTGTCGGCGGCCATGTTCGACAGTGCGTTCCGGTTCAAGCCGGAAGTCATCACCGCCGGAATTCGCTATCTGCAGGCCAACGAGCCCGAACTCTACGCCATCGCTGCGCAGGCGATCACGGCGACGCCTGGCAAGCCTGCGGTCGAGGTTTCGGTGCTGCAGGTTGAAGTGAAGGAGGCTGCGTGATGGCTGACCGAGTGAGCGTGACGGTTTCTGTTAGCGAAGGAACCAATCAGCAAGTAGTCGAGTTGGATCTGGACCTGGGCGCGCTTTGCGAGGCTCAGACCCAGCCTTCGATGCTTCGCCTTGACGTGAGCGCGCTAGCAATTCGTGCGCTTGAACAAGCCATGTCCGACGCCGGATATGCACTTCATCCCGCATCCACGAACCCCGAGACCTGAACCCATGGCAATCTCCCTCAGTTCCATCAGCAAAACCACCCGCAACAGCCTGCCGCCGCGCGTCGTTATCCATGGCGACGGTGGCGTTGGCAAGACAACGTTCGCCGCCAGCGCGTTCAATCCTATCTTCCTTCCGTTCGAGGATGGGCTGGACGGTTTGGAAGTGGACGCCTTTCCGCGCCTTGTGTCCTATCAGGACTCCATCGATGCCATCGCATCGCTGGCGCAGGATCAGCACGACTACGGCACTGCCGTGGTCGATAGTCTGGATTGGTTCCAGCCGTTGGTGTGGGCCGAAGTCGCGCGCGCCGCCGGGAAGAACTCAATCGAGGACATCCCATACGGCAAGGGATACGTCGAAGCGCTGCCGTTGTGGCGCAAGTTCCTGGACGGCCTGAACTACTTGCGCGAGACGCGCGGGATGGCCGTGATTCTGATCGCCCACAGTGAAATCAAGCGCTTCGAGGCGCCGGATAGCGAGCCCTTTGACCGCTATCAGATCGCGCTGCACAAGGGCGCCAACGCAATGGTGCGCGAGTGGTCAGATGTCATCGGCTATGCCCATCACGAGACGGCGATCAAGAAAGACAGCAACGGCTTCCAGACCCGCGCCCGCGGAATTGGCACGGGGCGCCGGCTGCTCCGCGTTGTCGAGACGCCCGCGTGCGTCGCCAAGAACCGCTACTCCATGCCCGACGTGATCCCGCTGTCTTGGGATGCGCTGGTCAATGCGATGGCGCCCGTACAGCAGGCGGCTTAACCCTCTACCACCAACCCACCACGAACGAGGAACACCGAAATGGCCAATCTCACTGGCATGTACAACCCCGAAGCCGAAGCCCAGCAGGACTTCGCGCCCATCCCGTCCGGCGAATACCCGGCGCAGATCGTCGAGTCGGACATGAAGCCGACCAAGAACAACGACGGGCAGTACCTGGAGCTGACCTACGCCGTGCTCGGCGGCGAGTTCAAGGGCCGCAAGGTCTGGGTGCGCCTGAATCTGGACAACCAGAACGCCCAGGCGGTCGAGATCGCCAACCGCCAGTTCAAGTCGATCCAGGAAGCGTCCGGCGTGCTGAATCCGACCCAGTCGGAACAACTGCACTTCAAGCCGCACACCATCCGCGTCGAACTGATCCCGGCCGGCACGCCCCAGAAGAAGGGCGGCGTCACGCAGAAGGACAGCAACGAGATCCGCGGCTGGAAGAAGCTCGACGACGGGATTCCGTTCGAGGCATCGGCGCCGGCCGCAGCGCCTGCCCGGCAGAACGCGGCGCCCTGGGGCAAGCAAGCCGCTTGATGTTGTGCCCGAGTGATGACGGCGGCCGGTGCGAACACCGGCGCACACAACCCCGGAGCTGGCCGGGTTCATCGCACCAGCTCCACTCACGAACCCGAACGAGAGAACCCTATGGCCGCCCTGCCCAATCCTGACACCGCAACCGTTCAAGCGATCTACACGCACTGGCAGCAAAAGCTGGGCCGTGCGTCGCGTCGCTTGGGCGCCAGTCAGATTGGGCAGGAGTGCGAGCGGCGGCTGTTCTACAGCTTCCGCTGGGCGACCAATGGCGAGGGCTTCGATGGGCGGATGCTGCGCTTGTTTGACCGCGGGCACCGCGAGGAGGCGGTGTTCGTGGCCGAGCTGCGCGGCATTGGCGTGCAGGTACATGACCTGAATCCGCAGACCGGCGAGCAATGGGAGTTCAGCGCGTGCGGCGGTCACTTCGTCGCCAAGATTGACGGCGCAGGGCTGGGCTTTCCCGAGCGCCCCAAGACCTGGTGCGTGATCGGCTTCAAGACCGCCAACGACGCCAGCTTCAAGGCGACGAAAAAGGACGGCGTGCAGAAGGCGAAGCCCGAGCATTACGCGCAGAACCAGATTGAAATGAAGCTCACGGGCATGACCCGCACCATGTACCTGATGGTGAACAAGAACACCGACGAGCTGTACGGCGAGACGATCCGCGAAGACGCGGCCGCGCAGGAAGCACTGGAAGCGAAAGCCGCGCGCGTTATTTTCGGAGCTGAACCGGGTCCTAAGCTGAGCGAGGATCCGGCGCACTACAAGTGCAAGTTCTGTCCCGCATCTTCAGTCTGCCACCGCAAGGAAATGCCGCAGGTTAGCTGCCGCACCTGCCTGCACGCTACACCCGAGCGCGATGGTGACGGCCGCTGGTCGTGCGCTAAGCACGGCCACGACCTGACGCTGACCAACCAGCTCACCGCGTGCCCGGACCATCTGTTCATTCCGGCCCTCGTCACATGGGGCGTGCTGGACGATGCCTCTGAGCCGGAGGGCTGGGTGCAGTACAAAGCCGCGGATGGCTTCGTCTTCCGCAATGGACCGCGCGATGTCGGTTCGTATTCCAGTACGGAGCTGGCGGCGATTCCGCTGGCGGCGCTTCGGTCGGAGGAATTGCAAGCGATCAGGAATCAGAACCTGCCGAATGCGCAGTGGGTAGCTGCAGCATGATCCTCCGCCCCTACCAGCAGCTCGCCAAGGACTGCGCCTGGGACTATTTGAGGCATTCCGAGGGCAACCCCGCCATCGTGCTGCCCACCGGCGCCGGCAAGAGCCCCCTCATGGCGGCCATGGCGCAGGACGCCGTACAGCAGTGGAACGGCCGCGTTGCCGTCTTGGCGCACACGCAGGAACTGGTGCTGCAGAACAGCCAGAAGATGCGCGCCGTGTGGCCCGAAGCGCCCATGGGCATCTACGCGGCCGGCCTGAAAAGGCGCGACCGATTCGATCCGATCATCTTTGCCCAGATCCAGTCGGTAGCAAGCCGCGCTTCTGAACTCGGCCGGTTCGACCTGCTGCTGATCGACGAGGCGCACCGGATCCCGCTCAAGGGCGAAGGCCGCTACCTGCAGTTCATCGCAGACTGCCAGCGCCAGAACCCGAACGTGCGCGTTGTGGGCATGACGGCCACGCCGTACCGCCTGCAAGGGCAAGCCGTACCGGTGTGCGGTCCGGGCCACATCCTGACCGAGATCGCTTTCGAGGCCCGCATCCCCGACCTGATCCGCGACGGCTACCTTTCTCCGCTCGTTTCGAAGGCGGGCGAGTGTCCCGACCTCTCCGGCGTCGCCAAGCGTGGCGGCGAGTACGTCGAGGATGCGCTGGCGGACGCCATGCTGCCGCTGGTCGAGCGGAGTGTCAGGGACATGCTCTCCCGATCGGAAGGGCGCAAGGCCGGCATCGTGTTCGCGGTCAACGTCGAGCATGCCGAGGCGATCCTGCGCGAGCTGCGCGCGGCAGGCGAAGCGGCCGGGATGGTCTGCGGCGAGACTGCCAAGGGTGAGCGCGCTGGCTTGATTGAAGCGTTCCAGCAAGGCGCCCTGCGCTGGATGGTCAACGTGAACGTGTTGTCTGAAGGCTTCGACGCGCCGCACATTGACGTCGTCGCCATGAAGCGGCCGACCAAGAGCCCGGGCCTGTACTACCAGCAAGTGGGCCGTGGTCTGCGCCTGTGCCCAGGGAAAGTGGACTGCCTGGTGCTGGACTACGCCATGAATGTGACCGAGCACGGCGCGGTCGACGAGATCCGCGTTCAGTCTGCGCGTCCAGGCAAAGCGGCCGCGGTTACGACCGGAAAGACGAAAGAGTGCCCGCAGTGCGCAGCGCTGGTCGCGATCCAGACGCGTACCTGCGAGTGCGGCTACGCCTGGCCGGCGCTGGGTCCGAATCACCTTGCTGCGCCCACTGGCGCCGCGGTGCTCTCGACTGAACGCGAGCGCGTGCTGAACGTGTACGCGGTCGACTCGGTCAAGTACGCACGGCATGAGAAGCCCGGCAAGCCCGTCTCGATGAAAGTGACGTACCAGTGCGGCATGCGCCGGTTCAACGAGTGGGTGTGTCTGGAACACCGCGGCTTTGCTCTGGCCAAGGCAGTCGAGTGGTGGCGCGTGAGAGCTGGCTCCGGCGACGTGCCTGCCAGCGTGAATGACGCGCTTGAACTGGCCTACCAGCTGCCCTCGCCAGTTTCCGTGCAGGTCGACGAGACCGACAAGTACCCCTCGATTGTCGCGCACACTTTTGCCGAGGCCGCAGTGCAAGTGCCCGCGGCACCCATCAAAACAAACCTCGATCGCGCGCCGTCCTGGCTGCGTGACGCATTGGAACCTAGCGAAAGGAGAGCCGCATGACCACCCACCCCGCCCCACCCGATAGCGAGCTGGTTGCGCTGCTGGAATTGAGTGAGAAGGCGACGCCGGGCATTTGGGAAATGTATGGCGGCACGAATCATGCCCGCGTGCAAACTGCGGACGTGATTGTTTGCGATGGCTCGCCGCCGCACTTCATGGGTAAGGAGGACGCCAAGTTCATCGCCGCCTTGGTCAACTGGTTCCGCCAGACCGCCCCCACGCTGCCCGGCGCTGGTGGTGGGGAGTGGTTGCCGATTGAGTCGGCGCCGACTGACGGAACACGAATCATGTTGGGCGTATTCCGCAAGCCTGATTTGCGTGCGTCCGACTACTACCTGCTAGCCACTTGGGACGGAGAGAACAGCCACCCATTCGTGCCGAACGACTGGACCCACTGGCAACCGCTACCGACCCCGCCGCCCGCCGAGCTGGGGGAGGATCAGCCATGAGCAAGCCTGATTCGCGGGTTGTTGGCTACATCCAACCTGGAGCGTTAGCTGCACTAGACCTGTGTAGGAATGACGACCACAACGGCTGCGCTGAAGTCTGGATACGTCCGGTAAGCGACGAATCCATCGCCCTCGTTCACGAATCCCTGCTCGCCGAGGCTGAGAGTCGGATTGTTGTCCTCCAATCGCGGCTGGATGCGGTGGTGGCGGCTGTTGCCAAACACCGGGACACGTTTCCAGACGAAGCGCTGCCTTCGGAACTGGAACTATGGGAATCGATCGCAGCCCTTGGGTGCGCCACTGCTGGGGAGGGTGGGAAGTGATTGTCTGGATTCTGACGATATGCACGTCCGGATGGGTGTTGTGCGGGCAAGAAATACGGCACGAATACCCCAGCGAGGCTGCTTGTTATCGCGCATTGGATGATCTCTACAAGCGGAA